TTGATCAGGAAGTATTATCTACCTGTAGCTCGTTTCTTGTCCATGCGTCCACTCGAATCAGAGTGTGCCGTAGGAATTAATGCTCAAGGTCCCGAATGGGATCAACTGGCGTGCCACCTACGTACGCACGGATCTGATCGAATCCTTGCCGGAGATTATTCAAAGTATGATTTGCGTATGCCTGCACAACTTGTGCTTGCTGGCTTTGATGTCTTGATGTCCCTGGCCAAACACTCGGGTAATTACAATGATGATGATATGTCAATTATGCGTGGAATCGCCACTGACATTGCGTACCCTCTCATGGCGTACAACGGAGATTTGATCCAACATTATGGTTCTAATCCTTCCGGTCAGAATTTGACTGTCTATATCAACTCGATTGTTAATTCACTTCTGATGCGTTGTGCTTATTTCTCTATTAACAGAGATTTACCTCCATTTCGCAAAATGGTTGCACTTATAACGTACGGAGATGTTGTGAAGGGTTCGGTTTCACCTGAACTTCCTCAGTTTAATCACATTTTCGTTGCTGATTTCCTGGCTAAACATGATATGAAATTCACTATGCCTGATAAGGAGTCCGAAGCCACGGAGTATATGATTGATGAGGAAGCTGACCTTCTAAAACGCAAGAACGTCTACAATAAAGAACTTGGAATGTTCATGGGTGCTCTCTCTGAGGACTCAATTTTCAAGTCTCTGCATGCTGTGTTACGCTCGAAGGATGTACTTCCTGAGCAGCAGGCAGCTTGCAATATTGACGGAGCATTGCGTGAGTGGTTCTTCCATGGTGAAGAAGTCTACGAGAAGCGTCGTGCACAGATGAAGCGAGTGGCTGAGTCTACGGACATAGCTTGGATGTGTAAAGAGCTAGATGTGACCTATGCAGAAAGAATGGATATGCACAAGCAAAGGTATAAACTCGACGAATTGGATACACAGGCGGAGGAACGCCCTCTTAAACCTGATGCCAAAGAGTTTCAACCTTATGTGCGAGATTTCTCTGCGTGGAGTTATCGTCGTTTGACTCAAACACGAGAAGCTATGGTAAGACTCTCAAATAAGTACCCTGATGATTGGAGGCACAAAGCTAAGTTGATAGCTTTGGAAGCTGAGATAGCCAAACGAACAGTGTCCCCAACTGTGACTGAACTCACTGAGGAGGACCAGCTGAAGAAAGCCGAAATAACATTCGCCAAAAACTCGTTTTCCTGTTTAGGGAAAAATATTGCACTGCTCTCTGCAGTACCAATGGGTGAAATGGATGCTTTGTATCTTCGGTGCATCGACGGAATGAACGTCTATGCTATATTAGAGGCTAAGATATCTCGGAGC